TTCGAGTACGGCGAGTTGCCCGCTGAGGCCGGTGCCCGTACGGATCTTGCGTTGTTCCGTGAGTCGGTTCTTTCGGGCATTCGTGACCCGTTGACGTTGATGACGTTGCATGACACCGTCTGGGCGCGTCATTATGCCTACTGTCAGGAGTATCTCACCCGTACGCGTGTTGTTCCGCCTCCCGCGAATCACCCTCTCCGTGCCTGGCAGGTTCGATTGAACAACATCCTTATTGGTCCTCCGGACTCGCGGAAGATTATATTTTGCGTGGATCCTCGTGGCAATTCTGGGAAGACTTGGTACACTAGGCACCACAAGCTCGTGTACGGTAATTCCCACATGATGCGCATGGCTAGCGAGGCGGACATGGCTGCTATGATGGACTATGAGGCGAAGACGGTGTTCTTTGACATTCCTCGGGCTAAGCAGGAACATTTCTATTATCCTGTTCTTGAGATGATTAAGGACGGTGCTCTGGCTAATCGAAAGTACATGTCTCGCATGGAACATTTCAGTCCTCCCCACGTGGTCGTTATGTGCAACTTTGAACCTGATTACACCAAGTTGTCTCCTGATCGTTATGTGATTATTCGTTGTGACTAATTTTTATTTAACAGATGGATTTATTTAAGTTCATCTGCTGCTGTTTCGGTATCGATTTAGGTTCGTCTAGTGAGTCGGAAGATGCGTCGGATTAATCTCATCTCGCGTAAGCGTAATGCTACTGGCCGCCCTAAGTACAAGGCGCGTCGTGGTCTGGCTATGCGTCGGCGTAGGTTCGCCCGTCGCCGTGTTTCTAAGTCTGCCCGTCGTTTCAAGTCTTATTCCGCTGCGAAGCGTCGTGTCCCTCAGCCTCGTGCTATGAGCAAGCGTGCTATGTTCAATCACGATGGTTCGTTGCGTTCCAACAAGGTTCTTGCCTATGACATGATGGCCATTCCTAAGGTTGTTACGTCTGGTACTGATCAGTCTACTATGGTTGATCCCAGGTACCGTGATTCCGATACTGTTCAAATCCGTGGCTTTAAACTTCAAGCTGCGTTTAGGAATACTACTAATTCCGAGAAGGTTGTTAAGGTCTTCGTCGTTGTTAAGAAGTATTCGGGTGTGTACACTACTGTCGATGGTTGGATCAATAATGGTGTCACTGCGACTCCGTACCAGGATTTCGACTCTGATATTATGAGCGGACAGGTCGTACTTAACGCCAAGTTGAATCCTAATCTTTGGGATGTTATATATTCCAAAACAATGAAGCTGGGGCCTCAGTTCGAGGCCGCAAGTACTTCTATTCAGAGCAATGTGCCTGCTCAGGCTAATTTGACTCAGTATATCAAGTTCAACAAGCGAGTTTGTTATGAGTCTACAGATGCTAATCGTGTTTATGTTATGATACTTAACGACGATGTCATGCGGGGTACCGGTGGTACTCCTAGTACAACTGATCTCGTTAATCATCAAATAGTTAATACGGTCTACTTCACTGACCTTTAAGTCTAAGTAATAATAGCGATTAAGTAATTATGAGCGTTAGACATCGGTTCCCGGCTATATAGTTAATACGCGAAGCTCCCCGACCTGCCAAAAGTCTAAGTGCGCGGCGCCCCGCCCGCCGTTTGACCCGACTAAGCTTTCGTTCCCGCCACAACTGTTGTTTGTGCGCGTACGTAGTTGGCGATACTTTTGGGTAATTTTTTTGCGCGAAACGAGAAACCCTATGTACTATTCCTACGTAGACCCTACGTGTGGTATGCAATTGTGTAGAAACCTACGTAGGAATTAACGGCTCCAGGGTGGGAGGATAGTATTACCTCCCACCTTGGAGCCCTGGAGCCCGTTTTCACTTCGGCTCCGCGTTTGCTGTGCTCATAATTTTTCTATCGGTGCGTAAGCTATATCATTTTGAAAACTCAACATGGTTCGTGGTTCTAGTGCTAAGCGATGGGTGTTCACCCTCAACAACTACACCGACGATGACTGTGACTTCATCGAGGGCCTCTGTTACGATGATGAGTACTTCGAGTACCTCGTTTACGGGAAAGAGGTTGGCGAGAGCGGTACGCCCCACCTACAAGGGTTCTTCGTGCTTAATACTAAGCAGCGGCTAACGTGGTTGAAGACTAACATTAGCGATACTGCCCACTTCGAGATCGCTCGCGGTACTAATCAGGAGGCGTCTGATTATTGCAAGAAGGTTAATCAAGGCGATGACGTTGTCCCGAACGAGGAGGTATTCGAGTACGGCGAGTTGCCCGCTGAGGCCGGTGCCCGTACGGATCTTGCGTTGTTCCGTGAGTCGGTTCTTTCGGGCATTCGTGACCCGTTGACGTTGATGACGTTGCATGACACCGTCT